TTGCATATCATCAATGCAAAGTGCCAACGCAATATAAACAAATACAAGCTATGCCTTTATCGGAAAGCACAGTATCAAGAAACAAAAAAGCTACGATTGACGAAGTAGCAGACTTTAGAATTTCTGCTTAGTTCCGTTAATGCCTAAGTAGTTTGGGGCGACTTCGGTCGCCCTTTTTTACGTCTACACTTCCATTTCCATTTCCCATTACTACGATACCGATAGGTATATATACATGTACACAAGGGGGGTACGCTACGGCAGTACCTTATGCGAAGTTGTGTGAAAAAGAAAAGTAAAAAAGAATTTGACTATAAGATTAAATGGGAGTAATGAGTTAGTTAGAAAGGAGAAATCAAAATGCCGAATAATGATGACTACTTATCACGACAATTATCAGCAGTTAATAATGCCTTTGGTATTCAAGCAGTTGATAATAATAATCAAGTTCAGCCTAATCTTATAGATGGACTAGATTATAAGGCTTTATATAAAGTCTTAGAGAGTGAAGTTGAAACTGTTATCCTAGACCCTAACGCACCTCAGTACGTTATTGAATGGGGTAATAGAGTTAAAGCTAAACTCTATGAGATAATTCAACGACAAGCAAACCGATAACCTAATTCCCAATTGGGTCGGCAAAGGGGCGATTGATTTGCCCCTTTTTTTATGCCATATCACCAGCAGCCACGCAGCAACTAGCAGACCTTCCTTCAGGTGATGCTTCATTTTTAATTAAGTCTTCTACAACATCTAGGTACTTACAAACCTCAACATACGACATCTGGTGTTTTCGCTACCCCCACCCCCGCATATTTGGGCGGTGTTCTTTTGAAGTTAACCTAAAGTCAGAGTTTTACACAAACACAGAGTATGATATAACTTTTTTATGATTCCAGAAAAAATCCCAACGGATTTGTTAAAATACGAATTAAGAAAATTACAACTAAAAGTGTCTGAGGAGTCCCGTTCCTCCTACCTTACTTTTGTAAAAAAAGTTTGGCCTGACTTTGTTGCAGGTTCACATCATAAAATTATTGCAAAAAAATTTGAAGACATTTCACGTGGAAAAATAAAACGACTTATTGTAAATATGCCACCTAGACATACTAAGTCTGAGTTTGCATCTCACCTTTTCCCTGCGTGGATGATGGGACAAAAACCTAAATTAAAGATAATTCAGACTACACATACGGCAGAATTATCGTATAACTTTGGTAGGAAAGTGAGGAACCTATTTGACCAACAAGATTTCAAAGATGTTTTCCCGAATGTCAGCTTATCACAAGACTCTAAAGCTGCGGGGCGTTTTACAACTAACTCTGGCGGAGAGTATTTTGCTGCTGGTGTGGGTGGTGCTATTACTGGTCGTGGTGCCGATCTTCTTATTATTGATGATCCTCATTCGGAACAAGACGCACTTAGCCAAACAGCAATGGACAACGCATACGAATGGTATACTTCAGGACCTAGACAGCGTCTTCAACCTGGTGGTGCCATTGTTATAGTTATGACTCGTTGGTCTGTAAAAGATCTAACGGGAAAATTAATGGCTGCACAAACTAATGAAAATTCTGATCAGTGGGAAGTGGTCGAGTTTCCGGCTGTCTTGAATGATAAACCCCTTTGGCCTGAATTTTGGAAACTAGATGAATTAAAAGGTGTTAAAGCATCACTATCCGAACAAAAATGGCAGGCACAATGGCAACAAGCTCCAACTTCTGAAGAAGGTTCAATTATTAAACGTGAGTGGTGGAAAGTGTGGCCTAAGACAGAGATACCTCAACTCATGCATATTATACAAAGTTATGATACAGCATTTAGTAAAAAGGAAACAGCAGACTATTCCGCTATAACAACGTGGGGCGTCTTTAAGCCCGTGGAACACGGCCCACCGAACATTATTCTTTTAGCGATGCGTAAAGGTAGATGGGATTTTCCCGAGCTTAAAAAGATCGCGTTAGAGCACTGTACATACTGGGAACCCGAAACAATCTTGATTGAAGCCAAAGCTTCTGGTATGCCCTTAACTCAGGAGCTACGTCAATTGGGAATTCCTGTAGTAACTTATACGCCTAGTAAAGGCAATGATAAGCATGTACGTGTCAACTCCGTAGCTCCCCTTTTTGAAGCGGGTCAAGTATGGTGTACCGAAGATAGGTGGGCTGAAGAAGTTATTGAAGAATGTGCTGCTTTCCCTTATGGTGAACATGACGATTTAGTTGATTCAACAACGCAAGCGTTGTTACGTTTTAGACAAGGAAACTTTATTCAATTAGAATCTGATTACAAGGATGACCCACAATTCCTTGTAGGAATGCAGGAGTATTATTGATGGTTGATGATTATGTAAACATTTTTGAAGAAGAGGATATAATTAAAGATCTTCCAATGCCTGGTGTTGAACAGACAGATACAGGTATATTTGATATTAATATAGGTCCCTCCAATATTCCAGGTATTTCCGATCCTCTTGGTGATGCAACAGAATATATTATGCGAGAGGGAATGGAAAAAGATATTACAGGTTATCCCAAAGCTCCTAAAACATACAGAGTATTATCAGAAATAACTGATTTTATAGGATTTGATGTACCTGAATTTTTAAATAAACCTATTGTTCCTACAGCGGATGGAAAGAAAATAAGTTTATCATCATTTTCTCCAACAGCAGCATTAGGGGCATTAGGATTAGAATTTATCGTAGGTGAGAGCCCAGGTAAAACTTTACGAACAATGGAAATGGAAAAACCTGTTTCTCCTTTTCAATTAGGAGAGTTAGCTCTTGTGGGTTTTGATGCAGCTACGGCAGGTGTGGGAGGAACTGTAGGAGCTAAAACTTTATATAAATGGTTAACAAAAACTGTAGATAAAACACCCGAAGAAGCTTTTACCATAATGAAAAATAAACCTGAATTAGCAGATGATGCTATGGTTGGTAAAAGTATAGATGAATTAACAGATGAAGAATATGAAAAATTAAATATAGGTGCAGCCGTACCTCCTAGGGAAAAAACTGTTTCTCCTGAAACAAAAGAGAATGAATTTTTTGGTGAATATTATTTAAATCAAGACGTGGATTATATGACTCCTCCAAAAGATCCAATGGGAGAAAAAACACTTCTTCCTTCGAAATGGCAATGGCCTCCTACTAGAATTGCAATAAACGAATCCATGGCAGGAAAATCTAAATCTTCAATTAATACAGCACAACAATTATTAAAAGAATTAGGAACAGATGTAGATACTGTTGCAATTAATGCTGCACAAAAAGGAAATTTACGAGCAGCAGATATAGCAGGTAGTGGAAAAGTAAAAAAAGTAAAAAAAGTTCGTCATGATGGAAATGCCATGCTGTATAAAAAAAGTACTAAAAAAGGATCTTTAGAACCTTTAGCAGAAAGTACTATCGCTAAAAAAGTATTTAAAAAAGAAAAATTAATAAAAGGACATGCCTTAGAACAAAGTGCAGCAAAAGTTTTAGGTAACGAAATGACTCTTCCTCAAGATTTTTCTATTTATGAAATGATACCAGAAGAATTAATGATGAGAGTTAAATCATCAAAAAACCTTGAAGGGATGGATCCTACAAAACCACAGATTTTTTCAACCCATGCAAGAAATATGAAACATAAAAGCTTAGGAGCTGGAATCATAAAAAACTTAATTAAAAAATATAAAGTTTTGGGATATGAATTTATACCTAATAAAAAAGAATTAGGAGGGGAGTGGGTATTTAGTGAAGAACTGTTGCTTCCATTATCTCAAAGAAAAGAAGTATTATCAAAAATTAGAAAAAATATTGATGATTTAGAGGGTAAATTAAAAGATTTAAAATTAGAAACAATGTTTTATGATCCATCAAAAGATAGAATGGTATTCTTTGGAAAAGGTCCTGAAAGTTTAACTGATTTAAAAAAAGATATAAAAGCTAAAGGTTATGCTTATGGTGGTTCAGTAGAACCAGGACAATTCACTGATCCAATGATGTCTATTGATGAAGAGGATATAGATATAAAAGATTTTAATATGGGACCCGCTTACGAGGGAATAGAAGATTTAGATATTTTTGAAGAAGCAAAGAAACAAGGTTACGAAGAAGTAGAAGTTGCAAACTTAATGGTACCATTCTTTAAAATGTTTGGAAAAGCACCTCCTAATGTAATTGCTCCTATTCCCACACCAAAACCAAATTTAGCAAATCAAACTAAAAAACAAGCAGAATCATTAGCAGTGCAAAAAGAAAAGTCTGCTATGGAAGATATTTTTGATCCTACTCCAGAAAGTAAAATTAGGGATGAAATATCCCCTGATACGGATCTAACTGCCATTGCAACAACTCCTTTAACCGATCAGCCAATGACCTCGGTATTTTATTCTGATATTGAAAGAGCTTTAGGAAAAGCAGATGCACCTAAACAATTTGCATCTAAAGAAGAAGTATTTGATTACTTTAGTAAAAATAATATTAAACGATCGGAAGAGGTTGATTATCGTATTCCTGAAATTTTAAAATTATTTCCTGACGGAGAACCAATACCCACAAGTGCTTTATTAGCGCAAATACGTCAAGCTCCTATTAAAGGGTTGAGGGTACATGCAACAGGATATGGATCAGATATAATTAATCCAAAAGGAAATGTAGATGTTGCTTATCCAGGATATAAAGAACCTGGTTCCATAACTGGCACAGCGCGTGAGCGTGTATTAATATTACCAAAGAAAAGTATAGCTGGTGATACGGGAGAATTACCTAGAAATTTTCAGGGTGAGGGGGCCGCGGGCCAACGTCATCAATTCGGTGAAAGTGATGATATGTACGTGATCGGGTGGTCACGGCTCACGGACCGTTATGGAAAAATTCCTCAAAAGGTAGAAGGACCAACAACAAAAGTAAATACAAGAAAATTAAAAACAATCCGTACTAAAAATAATAATACACTTAACGGTTTGTACGCTGAAACAAAAAGTAAATTATCCCGACTAGCAGGTCAACGAGATTTCAATCAAGCGGACATTGATGAAATAATGGAAGAATTTGGTGATACATTTAAACCAACGGTGGTGGCTAAATATGCTGATCAAATAGATCAGGTTAGCCCTGGTCTTGTCGATCAGATGGATGAGCTCGTTGTAAAAAATAGAGAATTAACAGAACAAATATCTAAAGCAGAAACACCAAGTGCCGAGGGCGTGGTTCGTGTAACGTTTGCCGATGAGATTCAATCAGATCTCATGCAAGAAGCTGCAAAGAGAAAAAAATTCTTGGCAGGAACTTTACGTCGAATGCAAGATCAAGGAAAAAGTATTGACGATCTAAGTCAATATGATGATTTAAATAAACAGATCATGCAATTCTATAAAGAGAATGAAACTATTTTTAGACCAGAAACTAAATCAGCAGCCGAAGTAGACGTTATGCGTCAACAACTAACAAAAATGGATGAAGAGGTTGATAACATTATTAACAATTACATAACAACAAGAGAAATAACTGACAAAGATATGACGCGGTTAGGGGAAATGCTTCAAACAAATTTAGATAATTTATTAAATAAAGTAATGACTATTGATTCGGATACCATGGGTAAATTATTTCCTAACTTACCATTTAAGAACAGAAATGAATGGGCAGATGCTGTTATAAAAAAAGACTTATATGAGGCAGCATACCGTAAGTTTGTTTTAAAAGATCCTGATGCAGCAGAATATTATGCGGTATCTCCTGATACATATGTTAATAAGAGATGGAACTTTGAAGGAGATACTTCTACACCTCAAG